ATAACATATTAGAAGTTAATTACAGAATAACTTCTACAAGTATTGATTCACCTATGACTGAGGTAAGTCGATCTCAATATCAAGGCTATTCTAATAAAAGTGCCAAAGGAATCCCTACTTCTTTTTTTATTCAAAGATTTATTGATAGAACAACATTAACTTTATACTTAACGCCTGGTGCAGCTCAGGACGGAAATAAATTAAATTTATATTCTCCATGAGATTTTGTTTCTTTGTCTGCAATAACTTGATCTGAAATTTCAATCATTGCTTGAAGAACATTGGGAGGCAGAGTTGTTTTGAAAACAGGAACAGACCACGGCTGTATCAACTGTACTTCCATTTCATATATTTTCTGTTTCCCCTTTCCATCAGCCCAGTTTCTGTATTCAAGTTCTTGTTTAGCATATTCTTTCTTTGGTTGTTTCTTTGCTAATCTTTCTTGGCGTCTTCGTTCTTGTCTAGTTGGCATTATATTGTCTCCACCGTAAGGGCCTCGTTGTAAAGGTCTTGCATTAATTTATTTAAAAATTCCTTGTTTTCAATTTCTAATCCATCTACACAACTCCGAATCACGCTCATCGTATCTTCAACATCTTCCATACTCTCAATATCATCTCCAATATCTTCTATATCAAAAAGATTGTCCACAACTGAAATATGTCCTACCCCAACATCAATCAATTTGTCCATTAGAGTTTCAAAGAGATAAGAATTGTTCTTTTTTTGAACAATGATTTTTACATAACTATCTTCATATTGTGACAAATCACCATAATCTAATTTGTCATCATCATAATAAATTTTATGAAACATCGAATATGGATTCTGAATAAACTCCGTTTCCATTGTTTCAGTATCGTAAATATGAAAACCTCTTGGATCATTATAATCACTCCAAGTTATTTCGTATGGATTTCCTAGATAAGTAATATTTCCTGTTTCGGAAGGATGATGAAAATGGCCAGAAAATACTTTTTGAAATGCTTTAAACATAGATGGAGAATGTCCATCAAAACTTATTGAGCCTTTAATATGTTCGGCTCCTTGTATGTGAAGATGTCCAAATGCAACTTTGGTACGTGTCTTTTCAATAAGTTCTTTAGTTTGTTCTTCGTTGTCATCACAAATCCAAGGCAGAAATACCACCTTGTGATCATCTGTTAAAGAAACCTCACAGGGTTCATCATATACAGTAACATGTGACATTCCTTTTGTCAACTCATTCATCGAATTAACAGAAAGAGTATTCTTATAATAGATATCATGATTTCCAATAATAATCTTAATATCCCCACCCATTTCATCGAGCGGATCAAAAAGAATATCTTTCATGGAATTCAAAGTTTTAAAATTAATAAACTTTCTTCGTTCAACCACATCTCCCAAATGAATAACAGATTTTATATTTCGTTCTTTTAAAGTAGGGAAAAAAATATTCTCGTAGAATTTTTGAAAAAAATTAGAAAACACCAAAGAATCATTTCTTGCACCAAAATGTGTATCGGTTATAAGTGCATATTTCATGCCTGAGCTCTTTCTAAAAAAATTGTCAATGGAGAAAATGAAACGATATTATCATCTTCCTTGGCAGGTTTGGGCTTTTTCTTCTTTCGTTTCTTCTCTTCAAATGCGAATATGAACTCTTGAATAGAAGCTCGTTTATCAACTGTCAAAGGTGATGCACCAGAAGAAACGGCCTGTGTTTCGCTTTGTCCCATTTCTCCCATATCTACATGATCTTCCAAAGAACTATATTCTTCCATCGTTTTGTACTTAATGTACAATTGTTTTTTTTCTTTTTCAATTCTTCGTAAAAAAGCAAAATATATTATTTGGGTAAAATATGCAAATGGATTTGTTGATTTTTCTGGATTGAAATTACTTGCGTACATTACACTATTTTCTATCCCATCACTTACCATTTCTTCTCTAAATGCATAGTTTATAAAGTTTGGTCTATGGGATAATCTCTCTGCTATTTTGAGAAAACATTCCCCTGCATAATCTGGTATTATGGGTAATTCAGTATCGTTATCTTTTGCTTGTAAATATTTTTCACGATAATCTGACATTACTTCCAGAAATCTTTCATTATCAACATAATGTTGTTTCTTTCGTGCCACATTCACCTACCTTTCTTATTTGAGTTCATTATATAAGTATATCAAGTTTTATTATATTTGTCAAGTTAAAAAAATAAAATAAAACACTTGACTTTTCTCTCCAAAATTGTTATAATAAGTCTGTGATGGTTTGAATAGGAATAGTATAGATATGATAAGGAAAGTATTCACTTGTGTATATTTTCACTCGTTCTATAAAATGATTTAATGTATAATTCTTTTTACCATTATAACTTAAATCATCAGAAATATCATAAAGAGTAGCACTCTCTTTTGTTTCCGATCTTCTCAATCCTCTGCCTATTGATTGTAAATTTCTAATACGACTCTTAGAAGGAGAAGCGAAAACAATGTTATGAAGATTCCTAATGTTGATGCCGGTACTGTATACGCCATAGCTTGCACATATAATAGCATCCTTTTCCTTCTCGACAAGTTCTCTGACTTTTTCTCTTGAATCTGCATCTGTTCCTCCATAAACAAAAAAGATTTTTCTGGAAGAATCAATTATTTCTTCCAGTATTGAATGTAAAATGTTGCCGTGTTTCTCTATCAACTGAAATAAGACCAACGTATTTCCTGTAAGTCCTTTTACTAGGTTACATATGTACTTGTTTCTTTCAGGATGACTCACCAAAAAATCAATTTCTTCTTGATAATTCGATTTTGTAATTTTTGCGGCCACATCTTTAGAGTATTTAAGAACAAGACATCGTATTGCAATTGTTGATAGTGTCTTCTTCTTTATAAGTTCTCTGGTACTTGTTACTTTCTTTGTAGAACCAAATAACCCCTCTAGTATTAATTTATGTACCTCAACATCATCAAGGGTTCCAGTTGTCCCTATTCGGTAAGGTGCATTCTCCAAATTCTTCATTATTTTGGTAAGTGATTTCGCCTTGTATAAGTGAGACTCATCTCCAATCACCAATTCAAAATCTGTGAAGAAGTCCTTTTTCAAATCATACAAGGATTGCCATGTTGAAATTATAATCGGTTTATTTGTTTCTTTTTCTTGACCACCAAAAATTTTGTGGACGAATTTTTCGACTTCAAATGTCTTGTCCGCTTTCGCATATGCTTCAAAATCAGAATACATTTGACTTACCAACGAAAGTGTTGGTACAATGATTAGTGATTTTTGTGGAAAATAATATCGTACCAGATAGTAAATGATAAGAGATTTGCCTGATGCTGTTGGTGAGAGAAGTACACATCTTCGTTCATTAATTGAATGGCGTATCGCATTATTTTGATAATCTCTTAGTTTATATTCACAGGGAAATGATGTAAGAAATTTAAAATACTCTTCATTGGATATGTGTTCAACCGAATCATTTGTTTGATCAATAAGTTTATATTCTCGGTCATTCGCAAAACGTTGTATTCTGTTTTTTAATCCATAATATATTCTACCATTGTCCATGTTGTAAAGATAAACATATCCATCCCACTTTCTCCTTCGGAACATCGGCATAAATTGATAATCTTTTGGATGAAATCGGAAATAATGGTTGAGTTCCATCTTCACTCCCGGCTCGCAAGAGAGTCGCAGATATACCTCGTTCTCTTTTTCCATCAAAATCTGCATGATCACCCAAGTCCTGCAACAAATTTCCTCCAACTGATTGCATTATTAATGTGAAAACTTCTATTCTCAATCATTGAAAGAACCGATTTCAGATAATCTACTTTTCCTTCTTGTTCATTCAATATCTTCTCTGCTTTCTGTAATGATTCATCAGCTGCAACGTAATGTTTCTCTAATTCGGATTTTGAAATTCGTATATTGTGTTCGGGCGCCCGGCCATTCTTAGAAATAACCACTTCCCAACGTTGTTGAAAAAGAACTTTCCAGTGAGTTTTGAGATCACTCAACTTTCGTTTTTCTTTGGAATATATGTCTAAGTATTTTTGATGTAGATTGGGTATTTTCAATGATTCATTGTCCAAATCTTTATCATCAATGTGAGAGTCCTCCCCCCACATTTCCATAATATCTTCAATTTTCATAATTTTCTCAGTTATTCAATAGATTCTTTATTTCATAATTTGTATAACGAAATGCTGCAGTTGCAGTAAAATATTCTAAATCAGTATTTGCACTGTCAAAATCAAGTGCTGTAATAGAAGTTGGAAATGCTTCGTAAAAATGAAATTCCATTTGGGGGTTCATTGCACTTGTCAAAATAGTAAGAACAAGTGTTGAAACTGTTCCTCCCCTTTGAGTTAAATCCGATTTTGCTTTGAGTAAACGATAATTTTCACCCCCTTCTGCAAGACCTAATGCAATAATTCGGTCATAAATTTCCATCCAATTTTTCAAATGTTCATCTACAATAAATCTGACCGATAATTCTTCAAATGTAACTTTTGCACCAGCCTGAGGTATATTTAAATATGGAGTTTGAAAATCTATCGCATCAATAGAAACGCCCGGAACATTAACTGATTGACAAAACCAAGTTAAGTTTGGTGCATCTTGCATTGTCAGTCGAAAACTGATATTTGAAAGATAGTTTAAATTGTCTGGTACTTTATTTGCTGCGGCCATGGAATCCCTTGTTTGTCCTTCTATACTATTTATTCAACAGATTTTCAAACTCGCCATAATCCATGTCTTTTCCAACAAAAATAAATTTAGAATTTGGGTATTCCTCTTCGATATGTTTGTGTTGACCAATCCAAGAATCTTGATTTTCATCATGAAATTCTGTAATGGAAGATACAAGAAATATACCATCTTTTGTTTGATCGTGATAATAATCAAATCCCACACAATAAAAAAATGTTTCACTAGGATTTTGTTGAGCAGCCAAACGAAGTGCAACTGTATCAGTAACCCATTCTTCAAATGTAGTATCTGACCACCAGGCAATATTTTCAGTTGGATCAGATGGATCAATCCAAATGAAATACATAACACCTTCATGTGCAAATTGAATAAAATGATCTGTTTTTGGTTGATTCTCTCCGATTTTATATTTTTTATCGGTTGTCTGTTTAAGCGTGTCATAATGCATACTTGGAATTAAATCAAACCCTCTAAAATAACACTTGTATTTTTTCGTTAAATCATTAGTTATCAATTCTAATTGTGCATCGATATCTTGACAAACTAAATGATTTGGTACGAATTTGCGATAAAGTAAATCACAACCATATGTTGTATGTTTTTTGAAAAGATTGAAATCTGAAACAGATTTTGATTGACCATTTCCTATCACTATGATCATTGCGGCCTCACTGGAAAATTATCACTACAAACAAAAAAAGGGAGCAGATTTCTCTACTCCCTTTCTGAAATCCTACTATATGTAGGTCAAGAATTACATCAAGTTGTAAATTGCAGCTTTTCTGTAATATATATTAAGGTGAGGATTGGATGTCAAATCACCTGTTATACGACCAGTTGAAGCATCTGCATTTTCTGCAAATGGGTTTGCAACCAGACCATAACGTGTTTTGAAAGCAATCTGTGGTTGAAAACTAGAACTATCAACCGCACGAACCATTTGCAACGGAACGTATGGGCAATAGAATACAC